TCACACTCAAGCTACCTGATGGACAGGAGATACAGGGTGAGTACGACATGGAAATGGATGGCAAGATAGATGATGTAAAGTCTGCATCACCTTGGTCATACGCTAACAAGTTTGACTCATTCGAATCTTTACAGAAGGGTGATGGCTTCGGTTACATACCACAATTAGTGGGCTATTCTAAGGCTGCAGGAAAAGATGTAGGTGGCTGGTGGGTGGTCAATAAAGGCAACGGTGAGTTTAAGTATGTCAGTGCTTCGGAGGTTGACTCTGAGCAGGTAATTCACGACATCCAAGAAACAGTAAATTACATAGAGAAAGATGAACCGTTTGAAAGATGCTTTGAAGCTATAGCTGAGACATATTTTAAGAAGCCATCTGGTAATATGGTGCTTGCTAGTGAGTGTCGATTTTGTAGCTTCAAGCACAAGTGTTGGAAAGGTTTGCAGACGCTACCCTCTAAGGTATCAAAAGCAAAGAACCCACCTCAAGTCGATTATGTATATATAGGAGATCAGTATGCCTAAACTTATGGTAACAATAAATAGTAAAGAAACTGAAGTAGAAACAGATGACTTCACTGAAGAACAAAAGAATGCACACGAAGAAGTTTTACATGTGCAAAGAGAGATTGACAGAAATAATTACATTAATGAATTACTCGAAAGGCGTAAAGTCGTACTGTTAGAAAAGTTAGTTAGTAGTGACAAAGAGAAAACATAACAAAAGGTTATATCGTAGTGGCCTTGAACAAGAGGCTGCTACTTTCTTACAAGCTAGACAGAAGAAGGTAGAGTATGAGAAGATAAAGATAGAGTGGGAAGACTTACGCTATCGCACATACACTCCTGACTTTGAGTTAGACAATGGAATAATAATAGAAACAAAAGGAATATTCAGCGCATCAGATAGGCGCAAACATATAGAGATACAAAGACAACATCCAAAGCTAGATATTAGATTTGTTTTTAGTAATGCAAAGGCTAGATTATACAAAGGAGCTAAGTCTAGGTATTGTGATTGGTGTGAACAGAAGAACTTCAAATGGGCGCATCGTGTTATACCTGAAGGATGGTTGTTAGAAAAAGGCAAGCGAATGAAAGATCAGCGTGTCACAGTTAAAAGGAGAGCCTAATGGCTTATGAAGTAAAAGATGGTGAGGTAGCTATAATTGTTAGTCCTGATTTAGACGAAGATGGTTCATGGACAGGCATACTAAAGACAGGTTTGATCTTTGGAGAGGGGCAACATCCCCTGGCTATGCGTAACGCTATGGACTATGCACTAACTATGGCTGCTGCTTCAGAGGTACTAGAAGAATATCCTGAACTTGGTGAGTATTTTGATGATGCTAGACATAAGATACTAAAAGAAATGTTTCCAAAAGCGTATGCTGAATCAAAGCTTGCAGTCGATAAAGAAAACGAGTATACCACAGAAGGTAACGTAATTAAATTAACTAAATGGACAAAGACATTGGGTGAAGCATGAGCAAACACGAAGAAGAAGAGTTTACCATAGAAGAATTGTTTGATGACTTTCCAGATGATAATGATGATGGTTCTTATATTGTAAAAGATGATATGGTAAACAGACCACCACACTACAATGCAGGTGGTATAGAATGTATTGATGCTATCATGGCTGCAACTAACCACAACAAAGAAGGATACCTACAAGGTAACATACTAAAGTACGTATGGAGGTATGACTACAAGGGTGGCTTAGAAGATTTGCAAAAGGCAGAATGGTATCTAAAAAAACTTATTGAGGTATATAAAGAGAAGCACAAATGATACGCAAGTTTAGTGTCACATATGTGATGGAGGTAGATGAAGACAATAACTTCTTATCTGCTCACGAAGAAAGTCATACAGAGGACGTACATGATTTAATTACTAATGTAATGCATGACGTTGATGATATTAGAATACATAACTTAATTGTAAAGGAGAGACAATGATAACACAGGAAGACATAGACCACTTTGCAGATATGCAATCACCCATCATGGACATGGGATATTACCAACAAGAAGCAGTGAAGACTGCTATCTATACTGATCCTATCATATACCCTGCGCTGGGCTTGGGCAATGAAGCAGGTGAAGTACAAGGTAAGGTCAAGAAGATGCTGCGTGATGGTACGTTCAACAAGGATGCTATAGCTGCAGAGATTGGTGATGTGTTGTGGTATATTGCTGCGCTTTGTCGTGACCTAGAGATAGACATGGCAGAGGTAGCCCTAAAGAATTTGTCAAAGCTAAAGAGTAGACAAGAACGTGGAACCTTAAAGGGAAGTGGTGATAACAGATGACTGACATGACTGACATATATATGGCTGCAACCATATTATTCTGGATAGTTGTAATGATCGTGTATGTGGTTTGGTATAAAAAATGAGAGGTATATTATGGCCTTTTCTTTTCTGTGTGTTTGTGATATGTATTCTTCCAGTGTTACTGGTAGATAATGCAAAGTATTGTAAGCAAAGCATAGTGCCTTGTTATCCTTGGACGGAACCTCGTGAATGGAACTAGATGTAAAGAAAGCTGCACAAGAAGAAGCAGAAAAAACATTTGAAGCATTTATACTATGGACTAAAAGAATAGTATTAGTTTCATTTATATTTCTTATGGTTGTTGTCGTAGGATGTAACAACGGAGTTGAGACTGGTAAGAATGCTACTGGTTCCAAGTATAATGGTGGACAGTATAATCCAAGTAATTTGAAAGTAAGTAAATGAGTAATAAAGTAAAACCCATAGGATGGGCAAAAACTATCCTTAGTATGATAGATGCGTGGAAAAGTATAATGACTATAAAGAACTCTCCACTACGTAACCTACCACCACAGCTAGGACTGATGGTGTTTTCAATATTAGCTATAATGTGGAGTGGTATCTTTGCAGCTATAATAAATAATCCATACGCATTTGGTATATCTGCAGGAGGACACTTAGTAGTAATCTTTGGTATTTTTATTACAGCAATAGTATTTGATAGTGCAGAAAAATATAGTGCGCCACAAAATTATAACTCACGTGGTATGGGAGGCGAACACGAATGAAGTTCTTAAGACAGATGGCCGATGCAGGATTTAGTCATTGGCTAATTAGGATACCTTTAATGGTTGTATTCTTTCAGCAAGGCATGGACAAGATGCCTGTTACCGTAGAGGGTGCAGAGTCTTGGGATTTACCTTACCTAGTTTGGTGGATCGTAGCTTATGGTGAGGTAGGTGCTGCGCTGGGCATACTAGTTGGTGGTATTTTAAACTTAGATATAATGAAGTCTTGGATGAAGACTCTAGGAGACATGCTAACACGATTCTCTGGTATAACTATCTGTTGTATTATGACTGGTGTCATTTGGATAGGACAGCCAGAAAGTGTTTGGGATGTTTTATTGTATGACAACCTTCATGTCATGTTGTATTTTGGAGGACTATTTTTTGCGTTGAGAGGAAACAGAACATGAGCAATTTATTACCAACAGACTATCAATCATTTATACACCAATCACGCTACGCCAAGTACATTGATGGCAAAGGCCGTGAGTCATGGGCTGAAACAGTAGGACGCTACATGGATAACGTAGTGCGTCCAAAGCTAGGTGACGATTCATGGAGTAATGAGATAGAGCAAGCTATCCTTAACTTAGATGTAATGCCAAGCATGAGAGCCATGATGACTAGTGGTGCTGCGTTGGACAGGGATAACACAGCAGGGTACAACTGTAGCTATCTCCCAGTAGATGACCCTAAGTCCTTCGATGAAGCTATGTTTATACTACTGTGTGGTACTGGTGTAGGCTTCAGCGTAGAGCGTCAGTTTGTACAACAGCTACCTGAAGTACCTGAACTGTTTGACAGCGAGACTACCATTGTAGTCAAAGACAGCAAAGAAGGTTGGGCTAAAGCATACAGACAATTACTAGCATTACTGTGGGCAGGCGAGATACCGAAGTGGGATGTGTCACGTGTACGTCCTGCAGGTGCTAGACTCAAAACGTTTGGCGGTAGAGCCAGTGGTCCTGGACCTCTTGTTGAGTTGTTTAACTTCTCAGTTACGACATTTAAAAATGCACAAGGACGTAAGCTTTCCTCTATGGAATGTCATGACTTGATGTGTTTCATTGGTCAGATAGTTGTGGTGGGTGGTGTCAGACGCAGTGCTATGATCTCTCTGTCTAACCTTAGTGATGACCGTATGCGTCACGCTAAGTCAGGACAGTGGTGGGAAACAGCACCACACAGAGCATTAGCTAACAACAGTGTGTCCTATACAGAAAAGCCTGACATAGAAACATTTATGCGTGAGTGGACTGCGTTGGTAGAAAGTAAATCAGGTGAGAGAGGTATATTTAATCGTGAAGCATCTAAGAAGCAAGCTGAGAAGTACGGTAGGCGTGATTCTAACTACGAGTTTGGAACTAATCCGTGTAGTGAAATCATACTTAGACCCTACCAGTTTTGTAATCTTACGGAAGTTGTTGTTCGTGCCACTGATACGATTAAAGACTTGGAGCGTAAAGTCAAACTCGCCACAATACTTGGCACAATCCAAAGCTCGTACACAAAGTTTCCGTACCTGCGAAAAGTGTGGCAACGTAATACTGAAGAAGAACGTTTGCTTGGTGTGTCTCTGACAGGTATCATGGACAACCCATTAATGACTACAGAAAACAGTAAACTTGCAGGAGTATTAAATGAATTACGAACTGTCGCAGTGGGTACTAATGATGAATATGCTTCTCTGCTTGGTATACCTGCTTCTGCTGCTATTACCTGCGTCAAGCCTTCAGGTACTGTCTCGCAGTTGGTGGACAGTGCCAGTGGTATACATGCTCGTCACTCTCCATATTACATCCGTACTGTACGAGGTGATAATAAAGACCCACTTACACAGTTTATGATTGATCAAAAAGTTCCTAATGAGCCTTGTGTATTTAAGAGTGACACTACAACTGTGTTTAGCTTCCCTGTCAAATCACCAGAGATGGCTATAACACGCAACGATATGACTGCTATTGAACAGCTAGAGACTTGGCTAATGTATCAACGCTATTGGTGTGAGCATAAACCCTCAGTTACAATATCAGTACGAGATGACGAATGGTTAGATGTGGGAGCGTTCGTTTATAAACACTTTGACGAAATGTCAGGTGTGTCATTTTTACCACACTCAGATCATACCTATCAGCAAGCACCATATCAAGATTGCGGCAAGCATGACTATGAATATTTATTATCATGTATGCCAGAAAAGCTTGACTGGAACAAACTTTCAGAGTATGAACAAGAAGACAACACGAAGTCTAGTCAAACATTTGCTTGCTCTGGTGACGTGTGTGAAGTAGTCGATATAACATAGGAGTTAAATATGGACGTATTAGCAACAGCAGTAATAGTTTTCTTTGGTACATTTAGTGTAGCAGAGAAGTACATTGAACCTTGGGTCAACGATAAAGTTGAACAGTATTACGAAGCAAAGGAATAGCATATGACTTGGGTTTTAGTAGCACTCTTTATATTTAATGAAGAGCCGATGGTTATGAGCGATAATGTCTTATACGATAGTAAAGAAAGATGTGATGCGGCTGCATCTACACGCAGAGAAATATTAGAGGCTACTAGACCTGAGTATATGTGGGAAGCAGAATACTGGGTATGGTGTAGTCAAGTACCACAGGAGGTATGATGGATTTAGAGCGTGAGGCTAAAGAATACATGGAGGCTAAACGTAAAGGAAAGATAATATGTCCTAAGTGTGACACTGAGATGATACAAGGCGGTGATCACGATGGAGAGGATGATTATATAGTTAGTAACTTTAGTTGTAATACTTGT